CACCACAGCGTAAGTCTTTAATAAGGATACGACGATACCAGCCATTCCATTCTTTCTGTGTGGCTTGTTTAATTAATGCATCAACGGCATCACGGGCGGCATTGCCTGTGAGGTCACGATTACGTAAACGCTCAACGATGCCAATAAAAGTATTCCAATCAAGCCCAGGGCCATCTTCATCTTGTTTCTCCGGTATTTGTTTAAGTCCAAACGTAATCATTGAATCTAGTGCTAAACGGCAACCTTCAAAGAACTCATTATTACCATCTTGGGCAATGACTTCGATAATAGCTTCTTTGTTTAGGCGTGATGGGTGACTTTCCAAATCCCAAATGTGATCAGCACAACGACTCATAATAGCTCCAATAGTTAACTGTATCTATGTATTATACAGTCTAATTATCAGTATGTCAAGTAGTTTGTGGTCTTAAATGGCTTGCCGTAGTAGGCATTTTCCAATTGGCGTATAACTAGATTTCGCATACGTCGTATAATTGGATGATTGTGATTCCAATTGAATGCTTTTAAATAATCACACCAAGTAGAATTTTTGTGTCTGCGACATTGGTTTGAATCTAAGTATTGTCCAATAGCAGTAGGGTTGTATCCAAACCGATCAATTAATTCACATGCAGAATTAAATGCGTGGGCACCCATTTCGTCAGTATCTCCGTAGTACTCTTGTTTTCTACGGTCTTTGGCATATTCTGCTGTGCTCTGATATCCCGGAATGTTTTTAAAATTACGACTGCGAAATTGTCGCATGTGTACTATTTCGTGTAGTACAACATCTGCAAACCGAATAGCCATGCGCTTGAATCGATAGTGTGTTAATTTTATTTTAGTATCATTAGGATTATAATTAAAATTAACCTCAATTGACGGTTTTTCTTTAGCATCTAATATACTGTAATAAACTCCTCCCATAAAAACAAAACCTGGGGTAGTCGGAGCATACAGACACTTTTTAAGTTTAATAGGTAAGTGTGATTTAACGTGCTTGTTAATACGTTTTTGAATTTGGCTAGGAGATAGCTCCTTGCCCACTATTTCACTGTTAAGCGAATAGAACATAGAGTACAGATTACTTCGGGTAATTTCCGACCAATCAAACGGTAGTTGGGCCACAGCACACTCCTAGATATACTATTTATAGTATACTAGGCTTACCAATTATCTACGTATTTTATGGGGTATTAAATGCCTCTAATCCAATATTTGTCCGGAGACCAATCTAGCATTTTTGCATACTTACTTCTAAGGTGTGAGTGGAACACGGTATTTTTCAATAAATTTTGAGCAATATGCGCCCAATCAGCATCTGGAACAATACCTAATTTTGGACCTAAATAAGTACGTACATAATTGTAATGTGCTTCTGGTGTAGGATGCGGATCAGTATAGTCAACTAGTTTTCCAGTTTGTAGTTCCCACTCTTCATTTTTACAAGTGAACATGGGATAGTGATTGACAAAAAACTCGTTCAGGGGAGGAGACCATTTATCTGTTGAGAAAACAGATTTATATTTTTCTAGTTTGGGAAATTGATCAATTGGCTTGATCAAATCGTTCATAGTAAACATAGCCCAGGTACAGGGCAAAGTTTCTAATAATGCTGTAGACAACTTAATAAAGTTATAGGTGTGCATCATGAAGCTTTCTTCTTGCCAATACTGCTCTACCCAAGATTGAGGATACTGCGGATTAAGCAATACACTACCACCGCAGTTCCACCCAGTAGGAGCCCAGTTCTTATTAGAGTGTAAATCAAATCTATGAAAATCAGTCCACTGAATTACAATGGTATCATCTTGAGTAATGTCGTTAGTGACAACTAACTCAGCAAGACGTTCTGCAATAGCACGATTGCCAAATCCGCTATTACCCCAATTTTCAAAATGATCGTATTCTTTACCAAGCATGTCAGCCCAAGTAGGCCAATGATACTTGGTAAAGCTACAACCTACTACAAACAAACGTCTCATCTTTTGGTGATAATCTCGTCAATCAATCCAAAATCCAACGCTTCCTGCGCACTCATGAAGTTATCACGTTCCATAGCGGAATAAAACTCTTCAAATGTTTTTCCCTTGCTATTATGGTTAACATACAGCTGGGTTAAATTCTGCTTCATTTTTAGGATCTCTTTTACTTGGATTTCCATGTCAGTAGCTTGTCCGCCAGCACCGCCGCTAGGTTGGTGAATCATGTGGCGAGCGTTAGGTAGCATTTTGCGTTTGCCAGGAGCGCCAGCAGTGGCGAGTAAACTACCCATTGAGCAAGCCTGTCCCATAACGATGGTTTGGACGTCTGGCTTGATAAACTGCATAGTGTCGTAAATTGCCATGCCAGCGGTAACAACACCGCCAGGACTATTAATGAAAAAATGAATATCCTCATTACCTTGACTTTCTAAAAATAATAGTTGAGCTACTAACAAACTAGCAGAATGTTCATTAACATCTGTATCTAACATAACAATACGGTCTTTAAGCAGTCGACTGTAAATATCATAACTACGTTCACCTCGGGCTTCGGTCTCAATGACCATTGGTACTAAATTTGGCATTACATCTCCATTGTTAAAGTAAATTCTTTGTCGTGTTGGCTAAGATAGTAACTAGCCAATTTAAACATAGTACGTGCATGCTCAATATCTACAGGCACAATAATACGTTCGCCATCACGCAATTGGCGTAATTCTTCTGCATCTTGTAATGCTACCTTTTCCATGGCTTCGTAATCACGAGCCATTTCCATTAATTCAATTTCGTTATATATCATTCTGCTGGCTCGTACGTAGCTTCAAATATATCCGGCTTGCAGGCATAAAATTCGCCTTGCACACCTTTGATAATCCAATCGCCTTCTGTGGCAATATGCTTGACAGTTAAATGGACACCGTCTTCTAGTGTGCCAATTTCTGCTTCTCCCTTGGCAGTAAGATGTCGTTGTTTACTAACATTTCCCAATGCTTTGCCACAAAATGCTTCTAAGTTGGCAATACCTTCATCTGAGTAGATAAACTGGATTGCATCAATTACTACTGGTTTTTTTCTAAACTTCATTTGTTTCCTCAATACCTTCATACTGGGCAAGTTGCTTTTTGAAAGTTTCAAGTTGCTCAATCAAATTAGTAACACCGCCATGGTTCATAGTGATAGCACTATATCCCATTTTGAACTCTAGACGATTCTCACTAGTCATTCCTAATGTGTAATAGGTCACAGTAGGCTTTTTAGGTTCAGGAATATAACCGCCACCATCACCTCCACCGTGTTCAGGCTCTTTAGGAAATGGAACTACATTACTGGGTTTCTTTTTAAACATATCAAACATATGATTCTCTTTCATATTAAGCCAGCGAGCCAGCGGATTACACATTAAGGGTAAAGCCACCATAACAAGCCATACCAACTCTACAAGCATAGTATAGTCTCTATAAGGGCTAAAAGCAACTAATACGGTTATACTAAGATAAAGAACACCGCTCCAGAAGAGCCAATGACCTCCGGAGCGAGCAAACAGTTTCATATTACTGAATCGGGAATGGTGATACTAAAATACGTGGTTCAATATAGACAGGCTTAGCCTTGCCATCTTTATGATCCACACACAATACCCATGTACCATCAGCTGATGCCGGACTGTACAATCCGTTTGGATCTGCTTGTGGCAGAGTCACGTAGCCATGAGTGCCATCACCGCCAACACGCATTGGATTGGTGTACTGTGTAGCATAAGGCAAGCCAAAGCCAACCGAATCACATACTTTAGTTAGTTGGTTATTCATACCAACCAAATAGGTTGTAGTGGGCATACTACGGTCACGCAATTCAAGAATATCTTTGAACATACGCTTTTCAGCAAAGTTAGTGATTGCTGGCATACCAACTGACTGTACAGCCTGCAGGCTTAATTCTTCTTGCTTACGGCGCTCGATCTGAGTTGATGTTTCATGCGGGGCATCACATGCTGTCAAAAGTGTTGCGACAGCGGCAAGGGCTAGGATACGTTTCATTTTACAAACCTCGGAATTTTGGCTTCAGTGCCATGATATTGAAAATTATCTAACATTGGAACCAATGATTCCAACTCAGATGCTGGGTAACGTTCTATGACTTTATAGTCATTATCTATTAACATAAAATACAACTTGGTTGTACCTTCATCGATTTGCGGTTGAAAAATATGTTTTAGATCATCTAAAATCATTTTCCTGCTCGCAAGTCGTTGTAGAAGTTACGAAGGTTGGGAGGCAATTTGTCCTCAGGGTATACACTAAAACGGTGTAACACTATAGCACGGACAGCATCTTTATGATCCTTGTCCGCATTGATATAATCCATTTGGAGATTTTCCAAATCACGAATCATACCATCGTTGTACTGTTCACTTTGTTTGAACACTTCGTTGTCCACAGCACGATATTTGGGAGCAAAATAGCTGTAGGCAAAATAGCTACCAAACATACAAACTACGACAAATGCGATCCAACCAATTACGATTGCTGAAAGTTCTTTAAACATATTAATTGTCCAATTCTTTAAATGCGTCAGGAGCACGACGAGCAGTGATTTCATTCATCTTTGCTTGTTCTTTTGCCTTGCGCAAAATGTTTGCATCACCGGTAGGCAATGCTACCAATACGTATACACGGAAACGATTTCCTTCTGCTACACGTTTGATTTCTTTAACCTCTACACCTGTAAGGTCAACCTTATCGCAACTTGTACGCAAGGCCATTTCTGACATTTCTGTACTAGCTCGATCAGTATCTGCACGATAGATCTTTGTACGTTGACTAGCAGTACCGCCAGCGGCCATACAAATCTTGCCATATGCATCTGCTTTAGCTTTGATATCTGCCATACTAAAATCACCGCTAACAGCACTACCTGATTCGTAGATGGCACTATTACTGATAGGAACTTCAGTCATCCACTTAGGAGCCTTGTCGATAGCTTTTTCAACATAACGTTCTTGACGTTCACGTTCATTATCGGCACGCTTTTGATACGGATCAGTTGTACCACAAGCCGCCAAAATAGCTACAATAGGAACTAGCAATAGAATTTTTTTCATTATTTTCCACCCATCTTTTCTTTTGTCCATTCTGCGGACGATTGAATATCCTTGCCAACACCTGCTACAGTGCCACAAGCAGTTAATAAAAAACCAACCAAAAATGCTACAATGATCAATTTCATTTTGCCAACTCCGAACTCTGTGTTTTAACTGTGTCTACGCCTTTGTCCAACATACGAGCAATACCGGAGAATCCAACAGTTGCTAGTACTAGTCCAAAAACTGTGCCTGCTATAAATGCCTTCATAAAAGCCTCTCTGTGTGTTAATGTATATGTATTGTAACTGATCTGAGTAGAATCGTCAACGATTAAGTTTGCCAATTAGCTGTCTTTGCGTAGACATGCAATATTGGCTTGCGTATTAAAAGTCCCGCCCAAACTCAAAAGGAGATTTTTTCTAGCTCGTTCGGTTGCATAGTAGCAAAGGCTGTCCAATTGTTCCAAGCCAGTTTCTGTTTCTTCCAGATGGTGGGTTTCACCGTCTATAACAATATCAAAGTTTACAGTACATTCACCCTTGTTGCCCCAATCAAACTTGTCCTTAACTAGGTTAGTTATAGCACCGACTTTATGTTCGGTTACTAGGGTACTAGATGTTTCAGTGACACATCCTTCTTTATCTGGTGTAATATATTTGACCTGAGGACTAGCAGTAGGTGCAGGAGTTGGGCCGCACCCTGCTAATAAAATAACAAGTAAAATTGGTAAGCATTTCATTGTACATACTTTCTCTGTTACGATATTAGCATTGTACAACCATTAACGATACTTGTCATCCAATTCGACGCTCGAAAGTCCAGCAATAGTTTGGAACTTTTCCCAAGCCTTTTTAGCGGCAGGATTCTTTTCCAATTCGCTATTTGGTAGTACTGCTTCTAACCAAATTTCTGGACGGCGAACTGGGTGTGTACCAAATTTACGTGGCTGATGTAGCTTGCCTCTTTCCCAAAGTTCGACGCTTACGCTACGAAATTGATCTTCAGCATCATCTGGATAGTGAGCCCACTCTGGATTACTCCAGGCTGAAAATTTATGATAGCCTTCCCAAATGCCATCCCATTGCTTATCGTCATTTGGATCAAAATCCGTACGACTAATAACGACTAGCACATCGTCAATGTCTACTACTCCGTCAACAATGTCTCGAACGCAACGACTAAAACTAAGTCCAATTTTCATACTATCTTCCTGTGGATGTGCGAGTGACTTGCGGTCCTGCACTTTCGAAGTCCATACCAGCATTACGACCTTCGTAACACCGACCATTCCATTTCATACTAATCTTAACTGCCTTGCCAACGATAACGTTCAGGATCTTGTGTTCTTCAAAATCCTGAACGACTGCTTCAGTCAGCTTGGCACTTTTTGCCATTTTGATTTGGCAAGTATCACTGTGCCTGAGTATTGTTGCCAACTTCTTCCCCTAGGGTAAATGTTACCTTCTTAATACTATCCCAGCGAAAACTACGCCAAGCATCTGCTTCTAAATCAAATACTGGCATAACATCTTCGTTTATTTTACGTTCTGCTTTAGATTCAAGTATAGTAGGATCTTTAAACAGAATATGAGTAGCACTAGTGGTACACTTCATGACACGTTCAGTACCGTCTTTTTTAGTAAAAGTTACAGTAACTGGACCAAAGTTAAGATGCCCCTTAAGCCATTTTTTAAATAGCGTTAGCTCTTTTTCATTTAAGGTCATTAACGTGCCTTTCCATTTCGGCAACACGTGCTTGAAGTTGTACTACAGCCGATTCTAGCTTTTCAATATGCTCAGCTACCTGACTCATAAACTCGGCTGTATTTTGGCCGGTGATCCGTAGCATCTCTGGTACGCTAGGCGGTTTCAAATTTTCACTCATTTAAATCTCCAATAAAATGTTAGGGTTCCAACCGGTGTCTTCGTTATAACCGTCGTTTTCGTAACCACGTGGGTTACAAACAATTCTTGTCCCACCAATCACGTAATCAAAAGGGTGATGTGTGTGACCATGTGTCCACAGTTTAACCTGTGGGTGATCTAAAATGAACTCACTCAAATCACTGTGGTAGCCACCGTTCATCAATGTGTCGCTACCATACATTGGATGGCAACTTTGAAAGCTAGGACTGTGATGTCCTACTACAACACACTTCTTATCTTTGTTTTGCTCAACTACAATTTTAATGTAGGCAAGAGTCTTGTCATGACGAATTGCAACATCTAACGAACTCATAGGTGCGTAACTTCTAAATTCGTTACGAACAATTCGGAAGTCGTTCATCATACCTTCAATAGCATGCATAGTCAACGGATCACGCCGATTCATGTTAGTCCAAAGTGTTCCCCCGACAAACACTACATCATCAATAATTTTAGTGTCATTTTCTAACAAGTAGATGTTAGGAAACTTAGCCATTTCATCACGCATGTAATCAATAGCCGCATAGAACTTGCCGTGATAGAATTCGTGATTACCCATTACGTAGATAACGTGTGGGAATTGAAAACTACAACGCTTAAAGAAATCTCTATAACGCTGTGCGGCTTGTTGTCTACGACCTAACCCAGTACCTTTGGCAATAGCCTCTTGGTCTGAAGTATTGTTAGGTTCTGGATGGTCGTGCAGATCCTGAGCAACACAAATGTCACCAGAAAGGATCAGGACATCATAGTCCTGATCGTTTTGAATGTTAATGTCACTGAACTCTAAATGTAGATCACTGACTAATTTAATTTTCATTTAATCCTCTTCGGTTATCTCTTCCCCAAATTCATACTCAGGGTATTCTTTTTTAAACTTATCTGCATCTTCTTTAGTATACTCGCCTTTTTCAACTTTGTCAACAAAATCTTTGAGCATCTTGTTCATCCAATCGTTGAATGTCATATTTTCAGCATGTGCGGCTTTGAACGCAAACATTAGCAAATCGTCTGGCAAGTCTAGTGGAATGCTTACATCTGTACTGTATTCTCGACCTTCTTTGATTGCTAAACATTTTTGAATAAAGTCATCATCGACTTCAAGGTCAACATACTCAACATCGTCCCAAGCCTCATTTAGATTAACATCACGGGCCTTTGCTTCTTTGATGTGTTTTTTACGTTTGTTCTCGGCAATCATACGATAAGCACGATCATTGGTAAAGTCGCATACTGAAACTTCATAGACCTTTTGAGTCTTAGTGCTGAATACAATGTTGAAACTCCATCCACCCTTGTCGTGAAGTCCATTCCAACTAGATAGCTGATACGCATTTGAGCCGTAGCAATTCCAACCATAATCACCACCTTCAGTGATACGATAGTCAACTAGTTCCATCCATTCTTTCATTGTAATCATTGCTCGAATCCTTCTTTGAGTAATCTTTTTTCTTCACATGAATTGCAAATGGATCTCATCCATCCGCCGTCATTTTGTACTTCACTCGGGTTGCCACATGACTCACAAGTAACACCACTTAGGCTTTCTGCTAGGCTAACCATACCACGAATATAGTCATCGCCGCCTGTGTAGTAAAACCGTAGTGTACCAAACTTTTCCTTAACCTGGTCCAATGTGACCTGCGGAATAGGTTCGGGAATAGCTATAGGATACCGATCAATAAGCTCTTGTCTACGCTTTTCTTTGTACTCTTGGTTAATCATATCCTTGTACTCTTCATCAAACAA